GACGCGATGCGCCCCGTGAGGTACCGCAACGCCGACGTCGACGCCGACCAGAACCGCGTCGAGGACGACGGCGTCTACGTCGCCCGCTACTCTGAACGCCTGCCGTGGCGCACCACCCGCGAAGACGTCCCGGACGAACCGGTGATGGAGGCGGGGACGACGTTCTGCGAGTGTGGCGTCGACGGCGCGTACGTCCGAACGTGGGACGACGATGAGGTCGACCCCGCCCACCTTCGAGATCTCCTGGAGAACCTCCAAGCGACACTCAAGGCGAAGGGGTACACCGTCAACGTTCGGCAGCTGGCCCGGCGTGCGAACGAACTCTACTACGAGCTCCCGCCGGCGGCGCTTCCTGGCCGCGGGATCGGCCCGCATCGCGAGGGCGCCCCGACGACGATCAACGAGGTGCTCTCGGGCGCCGTTGAGGCGGGCGTTGTCGAGAAGCCCGATTCGAAGCGTGAGGTGCCGGCATGAGCGCGAGTGCGGCGCCGTCGACGGGCGCGATCGTCCGAACGGAGACACCACGTGGCGAGGTGACGCTCGCGCGAGTCGTTGACTCCGAGTTTTCGGCGTCGATCGCGGCGGAGACGATCGTCACGGTCGAGGCTGTCGGCCACACGTGGCGTGTCCCCTCCGAGGACGTTACACCCCTGTAACGCGGTGGTCGATCACGCTCGATCGGCTCGCGTTACACCCCCGTAATCCACTACCGTCTCCGAGTTCGGACCAGTAGCTCAGTGGGAGAGCACGACGCTGAAGCCGTCGCGAGGCCGCGGTTCGAATCCGCGCTGGTCCACTGGCCGTTTGTACTGCCGATGTTGGCAGGAGGCTGCGTACCGCTCCACGAGCGGCCGGCCACAAGCGGGAGTCGTTTGTCACGTATTCATCTACGTGTGTGAGCACTTCTGGACGTCCTCCTCGGACCGGCGACACGCGAGCTATCACGAAGTTCCAAACCTAATTCAGACCGGCCGCCTTGCGACGCCACTGGCGTGGTCACGGACGGGCCTATGGGCTCGGGCGAAACCAAAGCCTGAGACGGTCCTATCCCGTGCCGGGTTCGATCCCCGGCGTCGCCATTTATCATTTTACCAGTAATTCAGAGAGAGCCATGAATGAGACTGCGCAGAAAGGCCAAGGCGATCGGCGGGCTGGTGACACTCTTGGTGTTGCTTGGTCTCGTCGTCGTCGACACGATCGACGCAGGAGTGACGCTTACGGTCGAAGACAAGGCGATCCTACTGACGCTCGTCGGGACGCTTCTCGGGCTGGACAAGCTTCTCGAGCAGGTCCCCGGCATCACGATCGGGGTCGACAACAGCGACGGAGGCCAGGAGGATGAGTAGCCTCGTGAACACGCTCGGGATGGTCGCGGGCTCGGTGTGGGTCTGCGCCGCCATCTGGTTTCAGCTGATCCACCCGGAACGCGTCCATCCGAAGTACGTCGTCGGGACGTTTCTGATCGGGTCGGCGCTGATCCTGACATCGTCATCGGCAGTACTGACGCCCTCGCTCGCGGAGTCGTTCGCCGTGGCGGCGAACATCCTCTTTACCGTGCTCGGCTGCGCGGTGTGGGTGTATATCGAACGGCACGCGGAGACCGACGACCTCGTCGACGACGTCGACGGGAGCGTTCGTACCTGATGGCGTGGACGTGCGCCGACTGCGGGACGCGCTACCTTTTCGACGCCCCGTCGAAGTGGCAGCCCGACGCTGACGACGAGGACGGCCCCACCTGCGCGAAGTGCCGCGAGGAGTAATTACGTAATTATGACCACGACCATCTCACTCCCGGACGACGTCGTCCGCGAGCTTGACGCGTTGCTCCCGGACGACGACCGGACCCGCGCCGAGCAGTTCCAGGAGGTCGTCCTCCCAGCGCTCCAGGGCGACAACGTCGAGATCGTCCGGGAAGCGGACGGCGACGGCGAAGTCTTGGACCGCCTCGACGAGCTGGAGAACCGGATCGACGAGGTCCCGACGCTCACGTCGTCGAAGGTGGTCTCAGATCTCCAGTCGGTGCGATAGTAATTACGTAATTATGGGGTACATCTACAACTGCGACGGGTTCTGTGACCGCGTCGAGATCGAGGACCGTCCAGCGCTCACGGCGGAGTTTAACGAGGATTGGTTCGATGACGGTGCTGCGGGCGACCGACTTCGACAAGCCGGCTTCGAGGCTGGCGATCTGGTCACGCTGTGCCCCGACTGTACCGAACGACTGCTGATTCACGAGGGCGATGGGACGTGAATCCGATCGCGAACGGACGTGGGACGACCGTGCCGGAACACGTTGCCCGCGGTGTGGTCGCCCCTACGACGACTCCGACCGCGCGGACGTCCACCATCGCGACGGCGATGACGGGAACGGCTCACCCGACAACCTTCGAAAGCGGTGTAAGTCCTGTCACCTCGGCGGTGAGCACGGTCGCGACGTCGACTCGCCGAAGACGCCGGCTGGGCTCCGTCGACGCGGGCCGAGCGGGCCGTCGCGGTCCGGGCCGCCGCGCTAAGCCACTCATGACGGTCGCCGATTTGGGAAACCACTCATGACGGATCAACCAGAGTACGAGATCTCCGACGAGCCTCCACGCGACGATGGGGGCCACCCTATCCATCCCGAACGGGGACACCGCATTTGCGGGGCCACGAAGTCGGACAGGGCTACTCCGGCGCCGCACGGTCGGTCTAGGGACGACGTCTCGTACTGTCTCCAGGCGGCAGGCTGGGGGGAAGACCGCGACGTTGGTCCGTGTAAGAATCACCCTGTTGAAGGCGAGCAGTGGGGCTCGTCGAACCCGAACTTCGCCGCCGGCGAGACGTCCGAGTACTTCAAATCGAAGCTGTCGGACCGCCAGCGCGAGGTGTACGACGAGGTCGCCGACTCGTTTGACGACGACGCCGATGCGAAGGTGGTGCTGTCTCACTTCGCGACGCGACTGATGATGCTCGGCGAGCACTCAAAAGACGCTGCGATGCTCCGCGAGGGGCGACAACTCCTCTCGGAGTTCGGGATCGTCGAGACGGCAGCAGAGAAACACGAGCACGAACACTCGGGTGAGCTCTCGGGTGACGTCTCGGTCAACATCAGCCATCACCGGGTGACGGAGGACGATGTCGATAACGACTGAGGGGGTCGCGATCGATGCCTCTGGTGACACGCTCGATCTCGACTGGGGTTTCTGGGACGCCCAGCTCGACGCAATCGCGGCCCTGGAGTCGGGCGAGTACGACGTCGTCAACTTCCGTGGCGGGTACGGTTCAGGGAAGACGATCCTCGGATCGCGGTGGATCATGGAGAAGGCGACGGAGGTCCCCGGCTCCGACAACCTGATCATCGCGCCCGACTCCCAGAAGGGTGGCCCGACGACGTACAAGGTCTTCTTCGAGGAGCTCCCGGGCGACGACACCGTCCCCGACGAGGGCGGCGATCCCGAGAACTCTCCGTTCGTCTCGGACTACAACCGCAACGAACGGCGACTCACGTGGTTCAACGGTGCCGTGGTCCGCCTCGGGAGCGCCGACGTCTGGAACCGGTACGCCGGCGGGGAGTTCAACGCCATCTGGTGCGACGAGGTCGCTCACTACGAGCACACGGACATCTTCGATCTGAACCGGATGCTGTTGTCTCGGCAGCGGACGAAGGACGGGCCGAACGTCACGCTGTGGACGTCGACGGGGAACGGGTACAACCAGTACCACAAGTTCGTCGAGATACAGGAGACGCCTGACGGTGACGAGCTCCCGACGCGGGTCATCAACATCGTCGCCGACTCGCGGAACAACCCGTTTCTCCCTGAGAAGGAGAAGCTGGTTCGGCAGTTCAAGGGAACGGCGAAAGAGAACCAGGGTCTCGCCGGTGGCTTCGCTGCTGCGGAGGGGCTAGTCTACTCCTCGTTCTCACGGAACACTCACGTCTTTCCTCGAGAAGAGCTCGACGTCGTCGACGACTGGCGCATCTACGGGTATGACTACGGGTTCAAAGACCCGCGCGTGCTGCTGGAGATCGGGAAGACGCCGGCGGACCAATACGTCGTCCTCGACTCGTACTACAAGGCACAGAAGCCAGTCGAACACCTCGTCGACCCGGACGATGGGAAAGGCTGGGTCATCCGAAACGACAAGCCGACCGGGGCGGTGTACTGTGACCACGACCCCGAACACATTCAGAAGTTCCGCGACGCTGGCTTCTCCGCACAAAAGGCGACCAAGGACATCGACGAGGGTATCAATGAGGTTCGGAGCGTCCTCGAGGTCGACCCCAAGGTCGGTCCAGGCCTTCTCATCGTCGAGGATTGTACGGAGCTGATCAAGGAGCTTCAGTCGTACAAAGAGGAGGAGGTCGGGACGAAGCGGGCGACGGACCACGCGGCTGACTCGCTTCGGTACGCCATCATGGGCGATCGATACACGGACACCAAGACCGTCCGTCGGAAGTCTGGTTCCTCGCCTGCTCAGAGTACCCACAGATAACCATGTCAACAAACAAAACTGGCCGTTTCCGCGGCAAGGTCGAAGCGCTCGCGTCCCGGCTCTCGCAGAAGGTCGAGACTGTCACCCGGCAGTCTCGCATCATGATCGAGGGTGGCGACGTCGACGACATCAACCCGCCCGAGGACATCGACGAGTACCACGAGCTCTATCGCGAGCTCGGGATAATCCGAGCAAACCTCAACCAATTCACCCGCGACGTGATGAAGCCCGGCGTCCGGATCGAAGCCGAGGATGAGACTACGCAGGCGTACTTTATGGGTGGCGAGGACGCCCCCGACTTCGCTCCCGAGGGCGGGTTCCTCGAGAACTGCGCCGTCGTCGCCGGGGAGAAGCACCAGCCGTTCTTTCCGTACCTCAAGGTCGACATCGTCCAGAAGTACACGAAAGGGACGACGCTCAACGAGCTCCTCAAAGACGAGGAGACGGCCGATCAGGACGACGGAAAACTCACCGGGTTCAAGCACATCCGCCCGGAGACGGTGTCGGCGCGCACCTACGCGAACACGAACATCCTCGTCGATCCCGAGGCCAACGAGGACCCGGACGTCGACATCGAAGAAGACGAGGTGACGAAGCGCGACGAGGCCGCCGCGTACGTCCAGTACGACGACCAGTCGATCGTCGGCAGCCGGAACGGCGGGATGGACGAAGACGAGATCTACCTGAGCCAGAACGACGTGCTCAAGCGGACCCACGACCCTGACATCGGCGGGGACGAAGACGACGAAGGCGGCGTCTGGGGCGTCTCCGCCCTCGAAGCGTGCGCGCAGGACGCTGAGGAGTACCGCGAGATGAAGCGGGACCGTGCCGTCTCGGTGCGGAAGACTGCGTACGCTATCTGGGTGGCGCAGTTCAACACAGAAGTCACTGAAGCCGGGGAGGAGGTCATCCTCCAGGAGTGGTCGGAAGACGAGCAGAACGACTGGGTCGATGATGTCGATGGTCTCGAAGCCGGCGGCATCGTTGGCCACGACGGCTCGATCGAGTTGGACCAGTGGTCGCCGGACGTCCCCGAGCTCGACGGCCCGCTCGAACACTACGTGGCGGACATCCTCGCTGCGCTGCCGGCGCCGAAGTACACGACGGCGTTCGGCGAGTCCATCGCGAACCACGTCTCCGACCGACAGGAGAACTCATACCAGGACACGATCATCGAGGAGCGTCGCGACGTCGAGCGCGACTGGACGCAGGCGTTCCGCGATGTCGCCGAGCGCCATCCCGAGCTCGACGCCTCTGGTCTCGAACTGAAGCTCTCGCCGAAGGAGAGCGACAACCCGATCGCCACGCTCGACGACGGGGAGATCGAGCGGATGGAGCAGTTCATGAAGGGCCTGAACAACGGCCTCGGTGACGTCCCGGTTGACGCCGTCCTCGACGTCAAGCAGTTCCTCATGACAACGATGGACCTGCCCGAAGAGGTGTTCGTCGACGGCGAGGTAGACGTCGACGAGAGCGACCCGGACCTCGCCGGCGCCGTCCAGGAGGCGACGTCCACCGCGGAGGCTGACGACTGATGAGCGCGAGCGCTGCTTCGAGCCAACCACCGGCCGAGACCACCCAGCACGAGAAGCTGGTGGAGCGGGCACGAGCTCGCGACGAGCCGAGCCGGACGAAGACGCTCCGGCAGCGCTACGCCCAGACACTCCGCGGGCGGCTCGCCGATATCCGGGCGGCGCTCCGTGAGGGAATCGTCGAGAACGACGCGTTCGGGCTACGCTCCGGTCCCGAAGCGCTCGCGAACGCGCCGGGGAACCGTGCGTTTTCGTTCGGAACGGACTCCGAGAAGGTAGACGCCGCCCGCCGGTGGCTCGAGAAGCAGGTGGAGAACGACATCCTCCAGCCCTTCGGTGGCGAGAACCAGTACATCGAGCAGGCGTACCTGAAAGGCCTGGAAGACGCGCAGACCGAGCTGTCGGCGCTCGGGATCGGCGGTGAGGGCGGTGCGGCTGCGGCGGTCCGGCTCCCGGTCCACGCCGAGCAGTTGGAGACGCTCTACTCGCGGAACCTGAACGAACTCCAGAGCCTCACCGACGACATCACGACGGACGTCCGCCGCGAGCTGACCGAAGGGCTCGCCAGCGGTGACGGGCCGCGGGACGTCGCCAGCGACTTGTCGGACATCATCGGGCGCGTCGACGACGGCACCCCCCGGGCGGCGATGAATCGGGCGACGATGATCGCCCGGACGGAGCTGATGAACTCCCACAACTGGGGGCGACTCCAGGAGTGGGAGCGCGCCGGCGTCACGAAAGTCGACGTCCTCATCGCTACCGACGCCTGCCCACAGTGTCAGGCGTACAAGGCCGGTGCGCCGTACAAGGCGTCAGAGGCGTACGGAAACCTGCCTCGGCATCCGAACTGCCGGTGTAGCCATACCATCTGGACGCGGAACTGACGGCGACCACCGATGACCCCGCCGGGGCGAGGCCCTCCCGGTCGACCACAACATGAGCTCATGAGTACCTACGACCTTCTGAGCGACGGTGCTGCGATGGCCGCCGTCGCTGATGAACCGGCGGACAACCAGCTGCCAGTCCACGGCGTGCTGTTCGGTGTGGGCGACGTTACGAGCGGCCTCACCGGCAAACGGACGCGGTGGCCGGCGGACGTCCTCGAGACGATGGCCGAGGACGGAGTTTTCCAGGGCAAGCCGATTACGCTGGCCGACTCGCTCGACCCCGAGCAGCACGTCGGTGTCGAGATGACCGACGACGGCCCGGTACTGACGGGGTCGGTCTCGATGGAGGAGAAGGTCGGCGAGATTACGGCGACGACGTTCGACCCAGATGTCGGCCTCCTCTACGAGGGGTTCCTCGCAGACTGGGAGGCGGAGGACGCCGTCGAGACGGGCCTCGCCCAGATCTCTCCGGTCGTCATCCGTGATGTTGAGCTCGTCGAGGGCGAGGAGGGCGACCCGGACGCACTCTACGAAGTGACCGACGCGCCGGTGGCCCGCGACGTCGCCCTGGTCGCCGACGGCGCCGTTCCTTCGAACGAGATCAACGTCGGCGCCTCGTCGGCGATCGAGCCCGCCACTGCCGAGGCGTTATCGTCGCACTACGGCGTCGACGTCGAAGTACTTGCGAATGCTTCGGGTGGTGATGACGGCCAACACGGCGGGCAGGGCCAGAGCACCCCGAGCGACGGCAGCGGAGACACGAACACGAACGCATTCACCATGGATCTGACTGACAAAGAGCAGGAGCTGATCGCGGCGGCGCGCCAGAAGGACGACCCGACGGTCGTTGAGAGCGACGTCCCCGACCGGCTCGACGAACTGGAAGCAGAGATCGAAGAACACGAGGAGGTCATCACAGCGGCCACTGAGGTCGATGACCCGGAGGTCATGGACGCCGAGACGGCGGAGGCGATGCGCGAGCGCGTCGACATCGTCGAGGACATGATGGCCGAGGCGCTCACCGAGGAGACCGGACTGCGAGAGGCCACCGTCGAGGCGATGAGCTTCGACGCGATGGCCGCGCAGTTCGAGACCGACGAGGGCGAGCTCGACGTCGAGGCACTCACCCAGACTCCGGAGACCGGAAGCGGTCCGTCTGGCGGGAACGGCGGAAGCGGGCCGTCCGACGAGGACATCGAACGCATCGAACAGATCGAACAGAAGCTCTCGACGGTCGGGAGCACGCTCCCTGACTCTCGGGTCGAGGCGCTTCAGAACGAGGCGGCGGAGCTGGCCGGCACGGACGACTACGACGGCGCTCTGGAGGTGCTCTAACTGATGACCGGAGAACCCGGACAGAACGGCGGCGACAGCACAGAAACCATCGGCTACTCCGATGCGAGCGACACGACGTCTGCCGGCGATGCGGTCGGCGTCGTCAACGATGAGGTCGAACCCGGCACTGACACCGAGGAACTCTTCGGCGTCCGTGCTCGGGGCCGACCGACGGAGAACAGCGGCATCGCCCCGATCATCGTGAGCGGGCCGACCATCGCAGCCGTGGAGGCGTCGGTCACCGGCGGTGAACGACTCGACTTCGGGACGACCGGCGCCGACGGCGAACTCGAGACCAGTGCTGGCGGCCCGGCGTTCGCACTGTCGGACGCCGGCGGCTCGTGGCGCGGACTGGCCGCACCGGCCGGCTACGCGTGGGTCCTGCTGTAACAACGACTGACAACACTCTTTCACTAACAACACATGGCTCAGAAAGCATCTGACATCATCAGCGACGACGACGTTCGCGCGATCGTCGAAAAGATCCGGAACCGCTACTACCAGTCGCGGACGGCGTTCCGTGACTACGACGCCACGAACAACGACTCCAACTCGGTGGAGTTCCCTGTCTCCGACGGCGACTTCGACGGTGACGTCGCCGAAGTCCCGCCCGGCTCCGAGTTCCCCCGGGCGGCGAAGGACTACGACACGGTCCAGGTCGCACACACCAAGTACGGCCTTGAGATCGTCATCCCCGACGAGGACGTCGAAGACAACGTCATCGACATCACAATGGATCAGGAGGAGGATCTGGTCCGGGCCGAGGAGAAGCGTGTCGACGGGATCGCCTACCAGCTGCTCTCGAACAACACGAACGCGGCCGGCCCGATCGACGCCGGGAACGAGACTGGCGGCGTCTTCGAGTACGAAGACATCACGCTCGCCCGGCAGCAGGCCTTCCAGGACGAGCTCGAACTCAGCGAGCTGCGGCTGCTCACTGGCGGCCAGAACATGAACGCCCTGCTGAACATGGACAAGTTCACGCAGGCCTCTCAGCTCGGCGACTCCGTCGTCGAGGCGGGTATCCTCCCGCAGGGGAACCTCACCGGGCAGCAGGCCTTCCTCGGTGTCGCCGGCGACGTGCCGGTGTTCCTCGACAACACGGGGAACTACGCCGAGGGCGAAGCGTACCTCGTCGATCCGACGAACTTCGGTTGGGAGTCTACTCGCCGCGCGCTGGACGTCTCCAGCTACTACGACGAGTCCATCGAGTCGACGGTGTGGCAGATCGACGAGCGTGTCGGCTTCGCCGCCACGCAGCCGTCGGCCAACATCCCCATCCAGACCTAACTCGCCATGTGGCTCAAACACGAGTCGGGCGAGGCGACCGAGCTCCGGAACAGCCAGGTGCTGGGTGACAACTCGCCCCTGGAGTTCGACGAGGACGGCTACGCCGAGGTCGACGATCAGCGGGGGAGCATGCTCCTCACCATGCATCGCCACATCGAGCGCGGCGGTCACGGCCCGCCCGGCGCCGGCGATGACGAAGAGGACGACGTTGACGACCTCGACGGAGAGAGCGGGACCCTCCCGTTCAACCCGGATGCGAAGACCATCGCTGGGATCGAAACCGAGATCGCGGACATCGACGATGTCACAGCGGTCCGCGCGCTCAAAAACCTCGAAGCTGAGCAGCAGGACCGAAGTGGCGCAGAGGACGTCTTCGACGACCGCCTCGCCGAGCTCGAAGAGGAGGAGTAAGCCACCATGCCCGAAGCCGAGCCCAGTGACGTCCGCCTCGAGCTCGACACCCAGCTGGACGATCCCGAGATCACCAGCCTGATCGAGCGCGTCGCTCGCGGAATCGACCGCGAGTACGGAGACGACCCAGACGTGACGTTTGAGGACGCCCAGCACCGCTCGGACTTCGAGGCCGTGCTGACGGCGCTCCGGATCGCCAGCGGTCGCGACCGGCGCAGCGAGTCTGTCGCGACGGGGCGCTCGCAGGTGACGTACGAGACCAGCGAAATCAACAACCTTCGGCAGCGCGTCCGTCGCGTCGATCCGGGAGACCAGTTCGGCTACTCTAACAACATCATCCGCGACACGGGTCGCAACGTCGCGACCGGTGATGACTCGTGAGCGGCTGGGGGGTGTCGCTGCGGGGATTCGACGCAGTCACAGATACGATCGAGTCGCTTAGCGTCCGCTTTGACGGCTCGACGACGTACCTCGCTGGGCCGACGGTCGACTACGCGGTAAATCGTATGCCGCACCGATCGGAAACCGATCGGATACAGAACGAGACAGTATCGGGGGAAGGCTACGCTACCACCCAAAGAATGATGTATTGTCCCTACTTACTAAGAGTATGGCACGACCGGGCGCAGACGGAAATATCGTCTGTACGGGTTGTAACCGCTCGCTCCCAGGGACGGTCAAATACTTCCACCGACATCGCGACGCGTTCAAACCGCGATGTAAGGAATGTAGAGGCTCCGAGTTCGGCGTCCACAAACCGAATCAGGTCATGGACACCCCGGATGGAAAGAAAATCTGCACCAGCTGCCAGCAGGTGCTTCCCGCCGACCCTGAACACTTCTACAGGCAACAGAAAACCAGTGACGGATTCGCCACGACCTGTAAGAAGTGCCACCCATCAGATGGTCGAGCGGAATACGAGATCCACCGGCCAAACAAGACAGGGGTCACTCCCGATGGGCGAGAAATCCCTGAAGGGGAGTGGTTCTGCCCATCCTGTGAGCAGATCATCCCACTCAACGGCCGCCACTTCTACGAGCAGGATGGCGGCTTTGAAGTGTACTGTAAGCCCTGTTCGGGACTTCGCCGCAACCAGATGCGGCGCGCAGACACTGGCCTCTCAGGCAGTGACTGGGAGTCAATCAAAGACCACTGGCGCGTTGACGCTGTCGTCCACTGTGCCTACTGCGGAGACGGGACAGATTCGCCAGTCCGAGACCATGTCCAGCCACTCGCCAACGGAGGCGAGACGGTCGTGGAGAACATCATCCCGACCTGCGAGTCGTGTAACAAGTCGAAACACGACTCGCCGGCGACGGACTGGTACATCGGGTCCGAGATCTACGACCCGATCCGGTGGGAGAAAATCACCTCTCACATCAACGGTAGTAAGCCAACCCCGAGGTAACGGGCAGACCGCCCGTACCGTAGAGCGTAGGCGCGAGCGATATGGAAGCGACAAGCGCCCACGAGTGTCTCGCACCCAGCAGCGGGTGAAAAGTTACGCCGAGCTTCGGGGAAACCCGGAGAACAGCCGGATAAAAAGCCGGCTGGATAACACCAACTGGTACCAAGAGAAAGGGACGTCGAAGATGGAGGCCCGGCCGTTCGTCCGACCGGCTGCCGAGCGTGTTCGTGCTGACATGGCGAACGAGGTGCGACGGATATCAGCCTCGCAGGGCATCCCGCTCATCTCAGAGGCTGCTATCGTGCGCTGTGCCGCGCTCGCCGTCCAGGACCGGATGAAGGAGATCGCCGACCGAAAGGGCATCCGCGACACTGGCCAGCTGATCAACTCGATCCGCATCGCGGAGGTGAGCTGATGCTCGGCCCGATCGCGCGGATGATCCAGTCACAGGGCGTCGAGTATACCGTGCGCAACGCCACGGGTTCCGGCGGCGGCCGGTCGACGCCGGACTACGCTCCTGACGACACGATCGTCGGCGTCCTCGAGCGGAGGACGTCGGCCGGCGCACGGACTGCCACCGACTCCGACGGGACCGAGGTCGAGACCGACCTCGAGATCCGCACAGTCCCGGATGACGGCGTCGACCTCATCTCAGCGGGCTCGGCAGACGGCTACCCGACGTTGCTCGACCACCCGAGCGGGCAGACGTACCGCCTCCTCGACACGTACCCGGAGGACTCCGGCGTCACTGCCCTGACGGTGGTGACCGAGTGATGGCTCGTGACGTCAAATCTGACCTCGTCGCACATCTCCGCGAGTACTTCGACGCCACCGAGATACCGGTCCCGTTCGATGTCGGTGACCCGACGGATCCGGTCTCACCGGGAGACGTCCGTTTCGCGGACTACGACGGGGAGAACGACTACCCACAGGTGGCGATCGTCTCGGAAGACTCGGTCGTTCCGGGCGGCGGGCAGACCCAGTACACCGGCATGGACGCTGGTGGCGCCGGGGGTATCCAAGACACAGTCACGAGCGTCCAGATCGACTGCTGGGGCGGGCCGCAGGACGCGACCGTCTACAACGACCACGGTAGCCACCCGGACGTCGTTGCGAACGCGCTCGCGTGGGAGACACACGCTGTCCTCTTCGGGAGCGACGAAGGCGACCAAGGCCCGCCAGTTCCCGAGGGCTACGAATGGATCAATGCGGAGCCGCCGGTCGAGAGCAACGACACGGAACGGACACCGACGCACTACCGGCGGTACGTCGTCGGCCTGCTGAAGCACACGGAGCGACCCTGAGACCGATGTACATCAAGAACACAAACCAGGCGACGAAGTCACTCTACACTGAGGAGCTCGTCGACGACGAAAACGAGCCGCTGCTCGACGAGCCGGTCGAGTTCGCGGACAACGGGACCGCACAGGTCACCCAGCAAGTCGGCGAGGCGCTCGTGGAGCGCTACGACGCGATCGAACCCAAAGACACTGACACATGAACCAGTACGACACGACCGAGAGCGGAACGCTCCCGGGCCGGTACGAGTACGCGGTTGAGCCGGCGCCGATGGAGGTTCCGACCGACCCCGACATGAAGCGATTTTCAGACAACATGCGGTCGTTCAACGCTAGTCCTGGTGCGAGCTACGCACGTCAGGACAGCATTGGCACCGCGGACGCGGTCGATCACAACCGTGGGACGGAGGATCCGTCGGCCAGCATTGGCTACGACTGGCAGAAGTTCCCCGTCGACGCCGACGGGAATCCCCAGTCGGCAGCCGCGTACGGCATCCTCCGTGACGAGTACAACCAGCTGCTCGGGACGCTACTCGCTATCGAGCGCACCGAGGCACCCGGTGGCAACGACGGCGCCGGGATGCGGATCTTCACGGTGGTGCGCGGAGCGAAGGTCGGAACGGTCAACCCCACCAACGACCCGTCGAGCGAGAACCCGATCCTCATGGAGCTCGACCTACAGCCGACGAAGGTCCGCTCCTACGCAATTCACCAGCCGTCCGCGGGGACGACGCTGGAGGTGACGTCGACGGCTGACGCCGACACGATGGACATCACTATCGAGAGCGAGGGTGCGACAACGACAGAGACAATCGCTCTGGACGGTACGACCGCCGTCACGACTACGGAATCGTTCAGCGACATCGACGCTGTCTGGCTGTCCGAGGAGCCCGAAGGTGACGTCACCGTCACAGATGGCAACGGCACTACGCTGGTAGAGCTCGCGGGTGGGCTGACCTACAGCGACGACGACCAGCCTGTCGACGGCGACCGAGGCGTTCCGGCGCTCGGTGCTGGCTCGCACGCCGACCCGATCGGGACGAACTACGAACACTTCGTCGGCGACCGCGTGGAACGTCCCGTCGGCTCGCCCGTCCGACCGCGGGTCATCTCCGCGGGGTGGACGGTCGAGAACGATCTCACGACCGACAGCGTTCACTCCTCGCGGCTCCCAACCGTCGACGAGTCCGACCGGACGGTGACGATCGACGCCGATGTCGCCGGGCCGAAGGTAAGCCACGACTCGATGGTGGAGTCGCTACAGAAGACCCAGAACGACTACGAACACGAGGTCAGCGGCGGCATCGTCCGGTTCAAGAACACGGTCGTCGAGAGCGCCGGCGAACGGACCCGCGAGGCAAGCGAACAGGCGACCGCGTCCATCTCGGAAACGTTCGCAGCGAGCGGTGACCCGGCGATCGAACTGGAGGCTAACTGATGGCTGACACACGACTCAACGACGGTAACGATCTCGAGATCGCACACGCCGAGGACTTCGGCGTCACGCGGAACGAACAGGGTGAGCTCCAGGGCGTCAAGCAGCGCATCCCTGGGACCGACAAGGCAGTCCTCGTGAAGCCGATGGTTTCGGGCGCCTACGAGGAGTGGAAGGACGTCCTCGAGGAGGATGAAGCGGACGACGAGCGCGTCGACGCGTTCTTCCGCGAGTTCATCATCGAGGGTGTCGGCTCGGGCGGCTACGACCAGGTCCCCGAGTTCGTCGTCCCCGGACTCATCCAGGCGGTCAAGAACGGGAGTGGCCACGAAGTTTTTCGGGCCATTCAGGAACAGCAGACGAAGGAGAACCTCGAAGCGATGCAAGCTCTGGACGGAATCGGCGAGGGGGCGATCGAGAACATGCTCACCGAGGCGATGGACCAGAGCAACGACGAGGAGGGCGAGCAGACAGCGATCCCGACGTCAGAGACGTAGGCTACTACGCACGACAGGCGCGGATAGAGGCGATTCTCCACGAGGAGGCTGGCTACGACTACGAGTCGCTGCCACGGCTCCACGCGTCGGAGGTACGTCGATATCTCGAAGGACGTCGGCAGCGAGCACTCGACAAGCAACACGCCCGAGAGAATCGTCGCGACTCGGGCTCGTCGACGTCGTCGGTCAGCAAGCGGAAGCGAAAACTGGAGGCCAACCGCCGAGACGCACGCGCCGATCTCCTCGATGAGGTCGGTGGAAACTAGACAATCTCGCCGTCGACGTGCGATTTCGCCTTTTTGGCCTTTCTCCAGTGCTGGATACATCGGATCGCAGGAATCCACGCCCACAGAACCCCGACAAATGTCAACGTCGATAAAGATGCCATTAGCAAGTGCCTATTCATCCATTTCTTATGGGCGTGGTAGCGGTCTACGTAGTGGTCTTCAGAGGGCATAGTAGCCACCGAACCGCTGACAAGACTTAGTAATTTCCCCAAATGGCAATAACAGGAGGCGGCGCAGCAGAAGAAGTACAGGTCGCCATCAGTGGTGACGCCGAAGGACTGAACGAAGCCACTAATTCGGCTCTCGACAGTCTCGGATCTCTTCGAAAGGCTGCTGGCCTCGCGAGCGCCGCACTCGCTGGGCTGGGGGCTACTGGTCTCGGGGCGGCAGCCACAGCTGCCGCTAACTTCGAGGAGCAGATGGTTGGGGTCGAGAAGGTGACGAACCCCGAGACGGCCGAGCGAATGGGTGACGCTATTCAGGAGATGGCGTCAAAGATGCCCGTTGCCCAGAAAGAACTCGCGGACATCACGGCACAAGCTGGGCGCTTCGGCATTCAGGGAACGGAGGACATCGAGCGGTTCACTGAGACCGTCTCGAAGATGGCGATCGCGACGGACTTGTCGACGACGCAGGCAGGTGAATCGATGGCCCGGCTGTCGACGCTGATGGACACGCCGATCTCCCGTGTCGGTGACATGGGCAACGTCGTCAACGAGCTCTCGAACACGATGGCGACGTCGAGTTCCGAGATCGTCGACTCCGCGCTCCGAAGCTCCGGCACACTCTCGCAGCTCGGCGCCTCCTCAGAAGATATCTTCGCGCTGAACGCCGCGATGAACGCGGCCAGCGAGTCGGCCGAGCGCGCCGGGACGCGGCTGCGGCGGATGTCCCAAGAGATTCAGGACCCGAAGAAGGTCGAGGATCTCTCGGCTGCGCTGGGGATGTCGACCGAGGAGTTCTCGACGATGCGTGAGGAGAGCCCTGTCGACCTCTTTCGGACGATGGCGTCGACGATGGGCGAGGGCGGGGAAGCAGCCGACGCACTCCGTTCAACGCTGTCGACGACATCACAGCAGGCCCTGACTGCGATGGCACAGAACATGGAGGGGCTCGCTGATGCTCAGGAGGCGGCCAACGAACAGATGGAGAACGGGACAAGCCTCCAAGAAGAGTACGCTGCTGCTGCTGACACGTTCAAATCTGAGTTACAGGTCGTCGGAAACCAGCTTCGAAACATCGGCATTCAAATTGGCGAGAACGTTCTTCCGGTTCTCTCAGACCTACTGTCTAGAATTAGTAACGCGATCGCTTCGTTCTCGTCGATCAATGAAGAAAGCGATGGGATGATCGGAACGATGGCTCTTGTGGGAACAACGCTAGCCGGTCTTGGTGGTATAATCGCCTATGTAGTCTCATATTTCGGTGGCTTGAGCGCCATCGTTGGAACTGTCGGTAGTGTATTGGCTACACTCACGTTACCGATTACGGCTGTTATCACCGCGCTGGGTGCGCTTGTAGCCGCGTTGGCAACCGACTTCGGAAACGCCCGCGACATTATCGATGACTTCGCTGCCTTCGTCGATGAAACATTTGGGTTGATCAGCGAGATCGCTGAAGATTCTAAAAGGGCTTTCTCTCCGATCGCTCAAGACGCAGCCGACTTCCGCGACCGCGTCGAGGGTGTGGTTGCGAGCGCGGTCAATGTCGTCGAGTCGCTCTTACAGCGCGCCCGTGTGGTCCTCCAACGACTCAGAGCCTACTGGGAAGCCAACGGCGAGGGGATCGCGGAGTCGGTCGCGGAGTCGTACGGTGACATTCGCGACCGGATCGAATCGGCGATCGAGTACGTCCAGGAAGAGATATTCGCGCCGTTCGTCGAAACGATCTCCGACGTCTGGGGGGAGCACGGTGACGCCCTCGTGAGCGAGACCGAGGAGACGTGGGATGTCATCCAAGGTGAAATCCAGAAGATCGTCGACGTCATCCAGAGGGTTGTCCAGCGCGGGCTCGATAGAGTCCAGCAGTTCTGGGATCGTCACGGCGAGCGTATCATGAGCATCGTCGAGCGCGCGTTCAACGTTGTCGCGACGGTAGTCGGCGTTGCTCTCGAAAACCTGGTCACGGTCGTCCGTGCGCTTCTCGCAGTCCTCCGCGGGGACTTCGATGAGGCGTGGGAGCTGATCAGTAACCGCGTCGAGGAGGCGATGGAGTTCGTGGCTGATGTCGTCGAGTCCGGACTCAACCGCGTTGTTCAGTTCGTGACGGGAATCGGACGGAGAGACATCAAACGCGCGTTCAAGCGCGTAGGTAGGGCAATTCGGACAGTAATCATCGGACTGTTTGGCGCTGCCGGCACTCTCTTCGGAATTCTCAAAGACTTCATCAGCAACGTCGCAACGTACATCGGCAGTGGGCAGGCACTCGCGGATCTGAAGCGGGCGTTCAGCCTGTTGATGGATGGTATTGTCGGCGCGGTAAAGGTAGCGTTGGGAGCAGGTGGAACGGTCATTGGAGTCGTCAAAGACCTGATCGAAGACATCGCTAGCTATATTTCGAGTGGTCAGGCGTTTTCGGATATCAAATCCGCCTTCAAGACGCTCATCGACGGCATCATGGCCGTGTTCGAGGGTCTCTACGAGGGGCTGATCGGCAACTCGCTCATCCCGGATATGATGAGCGACATCAAATCGGAACTACTCGACTGGACTTCGTGGGTCCGAAATTCCTTTGCTGACCTCGTCGGCGGCGCGTTCGGTGACGTTGCTGAGGGGATTGCCAACTCACTCTCCGGAATATCGATCAACTGGCCGACGCTACCAGACTGGCTTGCTGACGCTCTTGACAACGTGAGCGGCGGCATCGAAGACGCAATCGACTGGGTTGAGGATCAGGCACCCGGCGGCTCTTCAGGTGACTCCTCCGATGATGATGGCGGTTCATCTGGGGGTGGATCTGGGGGCGGCTCCCCGGGAGGTGGCGGCGGCAGTTCCGGCGGAGGTGGAGGCGACGGCCGCGACGCCGACGATCCGGCTGATGCGCCGAGCGCTACTCCGCCCGGACAGGTCGACGACGGTAACGACAACGGCTACGATCCGGGCGACGACTCGAGAGGCGGCATCGGTAACCCTGACTATGGCACTGGTCTCGCGACTGGTGGATTCATCGAATCTGGCGGACGCGCAACGCTCCATGATAACGAGCTCGTGCTCCCCGAGTCACAGGTGAGCGATCGTGGCGAGGCGTCGTTCGACGCCTCGAGCGTTGCGGAGGGCTTCGACGAGTCACAGGTCGCTCGCGGGATGCGAGCCGACCTCGATCGTCTCTACGATGCGGTCGCCGCGCTCGGAGAAGAGCTTGATGTCACGATCGAGTTCCGTGATGAGGATCGCTACCGGGAGGTGCGTCGGTAGTGCTTCAACTCCGTATCGAGCGGTCGGACGGGACTGTCGTCGACGAGCTCTCGGTGATCACCGGGCAGTACACGCGAGCGTTCGACGAGCAGGCTCGCGCCGAGCTCCGGTTGCGTCGCGATGTCTGGCTCCAGGTCGAGGACGCTCTCGACGAGCGTAACGACCGGCTGTTCTTCGTCGTCAACGGGACGGACGAGTTCGGCGGGCGGTTCGATGATTCGCAGGCAAACGGTGGGACGGTATCGATCCGCCTCAACAGCCCGGAGATCGACGCGGCAGATGCCGAACCGACGTCGGAGAACCTCACCTACCAGAACGTGGATCCGGAGCTGGTCGCCACGGACGCGGTCGGGTCCGTTCCGACGCTGTCTCAGGGGGCGGTCTCGCTGCCGAATACGACGGTCAGTTACGCGGTCTCGTTCGGCTCGCAGTCGAAGATACTGTACGACCTGCGTGATCAGGTCGGCGCCGAGTTCCGCTACAACGCCGACTTCTCAGTGGACGTCGTCGACCGGCTCGGCGCAAATCGGTCGGTGACGCTCGGGCCGGCCGAGGGGAACATTGGCGACGACTTTCGGAAAACGATCGACGAGCGCGAAGACGTCACGCACGTCCTCGGGCTGGGTGGCGAGTCCGGCCCGTATCAACTCACGGCGACGGCTGTCGCGGACTCGTACAGCGGCGGTCGTGAGGTCTGGCGTCGCTACAAGAACAAGGAGATCATCGATGAGACACGACTCCAGAACATTATCGACCAGCAGGTCGCGGAGTACGACGGTGAGCCGCGGTCGCTTACCGTCGAGGCAACAGTCTACGATGAGGACCTTGAGCTCGGGGACCGGGTCGCAGTCGAGTACCCCGAAGAGAACATCTCGCGGCAGCTCCGGATCGTGAGTCTTCGCAAGAGCTTCACTGAGCGTGGTCGCGAACTGTTGGTCACGCTGTCGAACCGGCTGCTAACGCGGGAGAATCGCGATTCTAAGCGGAACGATGACCTCCAGCGGCTGAACCGTGGGTTCGGTGGCTTCGTCGACCGGGATAACTTCCGGGCTGTCGAGCGCCAGCCAGTCACGGGGGATGCGAACGCGACTGGTGAGTATGACTATCCTGATGATGTCGTCCGTGAGGACGTTGCTGAACTCACAGTCCGATCGATCCCGTACCGAGCCTACTCGTCTGGGGCGCTTCAGGATAGTACGGACACCGAGACGTCGGACACGCATATCTGGGAACAAGTGGAATGGCAGGATGGTGAGACAAAATCAGTTGATCTCCAGATAGGCTCTGAGTGGTCGAACCATCCAAACATATTCTATATTCAGATTGGCGAGGCGTTCAACACAGCATCGGACCCACACGGCCCGGATTCGAACTGGCAGGTTCAATTCGTCACATCAGGGTTAACTGAAGCAGGAGAGGCTGTTGAGAAGAACTACTCAACTGTTGGACGAGATGATCAGGGCAATTTTTCGCTTGGGTATTTCGTCCAAGAATATGATACACTTCCGTACGTCTACAACGATTCTGACATCACCGTCCATGTCACGAATCAGACTGGGCATGACTTCGTCGACGATGGCTCAACTGGAACGAACATCGACGAAGAAGTGATCACCATCGAGGTCGCACTGTTTAACCCACGGCACACGCACCCACCCGATCCGGGTGTGGTCGAGTTCGACGACGAGACAGCATCCAACGTCGACGTAATAATTGAGGGAGACACCGTCGCTTCGAACGTCGGCAGCGGTGTATTCACTGAGACGATCGATATCGGTGAACAGTTGACGCCAGGCGTGAACAACATCGAACTCGCTAGTGACTCGCTCGGGCTTATCTCCGCGTACGTCCAGACGGAGCTCTTCCGGCGTGGGGCTGAGTCATGAGCTGGACCATCGGCGATCGTGACATCGAGCCGGTCGAGGTCACCGCCACGCCGACGCTGCTCACGGTCGCGTTCGAGATCTCGCGTGGTGACCTGTCGTACTGGCGGCAGTATGACCACGCCGGCGACTACACGGTCGAGCAGGGGTATGGTGGCGACTTCACCGTGATCGACCGGAGCGGGGAGACCGAGTCGCTGGTCGTCGACCCCGACGCGTCGCACTCGCCACCGATCCCACCGTCGGAAGAGTTCCTGGTCGAGAGTTACGACGAAGAGCAGCTCTCGCCGAGCCGGCATCGGGTGACGCTGGGACTCCACCGAAAGGATCCCCGACTCGACGTCTTCGATGTCCTCGACGAGCTCGAGTCGGGACAACTCCCGACAAGCGTCGAACACGACGGCTGGATTCTCGACTTGGAGGAGTCGACGCTCCAGCTGAGTGAGGCCCAAGTCGCACCGTCGACAGCGTCAGGGTCGCCTATTGGGAGTGAGGTAACGCTCCCGGTGCGACTGGATGATGACCAGGCGGCCGCGATCGCGGACACAGCCGGGCTGCCAGGTGCTGTCACCGAGCGCTCGGTCCCCGACGGGGACAACTACCTCGTCGATGACTCGGACGGCCGCCACACAGCGATGATCAACCCGCCCGCCGGCGCGAGTCTCGTGGCCGGACGGTATATCGTGCGGCGTTGGGAGCTCACCTTTCGGACGCAGAACCCGGATCGTCGGTGGGGGCTTAGCCTTGGGCTGTGGCTCCAGGACATCATCCTCCAACCGCTCGCCACGGACCGAGACAGCGCGTCGGACCTGCTCTCTCGCGACCGGGAGCTTGAGGTCGCGACCGCAAAAGACCCGGACGATGCGACGCTCGCACTGTCCCGCGCCCGAGACCTCGTCGTCGACGCCGCGGATCCGGACGCCGCGACACTGGAACTCTCACGAGATCGGGAGCTCACCGTCTACAGTGCGGACCCGGACGCCGCGCCGGTGGCGCTGTCCCGGGAGCGCGAGCTCTCGGTGGGCAGCGAGGACCCGGATAGTGCGACGCTTGAGCTCATCCGGTACGACGTCAACGTGTTGCGCGTCGGCAGCACTGAGACCAAGACAGTGGCGAGCGGGACGAGCGAACACTACACGGCCGCCGACGTCGACGCCGGCGGGACGGTGAATCTGGAGCCCGGGTCCAATCTCGATTTGAGCCGACTGCTTCGCGTGTTCGGTGACGAGACGCGGACGGTCGGCAGCAGCGAGACGCGTCGTGTCAGCGGGATCGACGTGCGGCCGGGCGGGACACTCGTTCTCGAGCCCGGTGCGACAGTCGACGCGAACTAACACACTTCCAATCCATGAGTACTGAAAGCGGACTCAACCAGACGGCAGCACAGGCAGCGATCGACCTGATCATCTCGGGCGGCGCAGACATCCGCCTGATGGGCCAGGCAGTCGACTACGGGGATACCGCGACCAACCTCGACAGCAAAGAGGTCGACACGTCAGGTAACTACTCGTCGATCTCGGTCAGCGAGGCCGACTTCTCGACGGTCGCAGGGACTGGGATCCTGGAGCTCCAGAACGACAACGTCCTCGACTGGGGAGCGCTCGACGTCGGGACAATCACGGATGTCGTGATTCACGATCCAGGCACGGACCAGTTCATTCGAGCCGACGAGATTAACGATCCTGAAACGACCGGGGAGCAAGTGACGATCCCGGCAGACACGGTGCTGTACACCCTTGGTAACTAATCATGGTAGAGACAACAGCAGCCCTTGGAGACTTCACGGAATTGATTGAAAACGACGCTGGAGAATCGGTCCTCCGAAACACCGATACAGGAACTGAAATCAAACTCGCTAATTTTATTGACATTGTCGGTCCGTTGGGAAGTGAGTCAGATCCAGTCGCTGGAACGAGTCACTTCGAATCGCTCACTGCAGGCAGTTTAGGCCTCAACCATACAAACGGCCGCCGCTCGGTAGAGGTCTACGACTTTGTGGATGACGACGAGACGACCACGTTGGACCTCACATTGGCCGCGGACGAACACGATATATGGTATATAGAAGCGGCGATTAATCCTCAAACAGGTCAGAAGAGTGGCGATCTGCGATTACAATATTCTGGGGTAACGGGGAACGATTACGATTATCGAGAGATAGATGCTAATGATAGCATCGTCCAGACGAATGGTGACACATCTTATCGGCTCATGGAATTGTGGAGTAGGCAGTCGTTCGTGAGTGTTGGGATAGCTAATCTTACCCCTTCCGACATTCCCGTTGCGGACGGTTTTAGCGGATCGCCAGTGTTTGAGTGTGACGTTTCACCGGGCAATTTCGCCAGAGCAAACATGATCGCAGGCCACTTTGTCGGGACAGTGCCCCCGTTCAACTCGATGAGGCTTTTTTCTGACGATAGTGTCGTGAGCGGCGATCATCCTGTCGTCGGTCGAGCTACTGTCTACGGGGTTGATCTGTCATGACTGTCCTCCGACTACTAAACGACGAGTGGATCGCAGAAGACGGTGGCGAAATCATAGATAAAGGTCAGTACCCTCTCCGGCGTGGAAGGGAATGGCGGGAAGAAACATTCGGCACAAAGTCGTTTGATGTTGTTGATGAACGTGGTGAGTCTGAGTGATCGCAGTTCCGGATTCTCGCTCAATAATTTAGAATCAATATAATTTCCATAAGATATACCATATCCCTCCGGTGAATCTGTTCGTGTTATGCTTGTACCAGCGTGGTTAGCCCAGACTGCCTTTGGTATTATTCTGGGTATCGGAGGCAGTCTGATTGGGTTCTATATAAAAGAAAAGATACGTGAAGCAAAAACGAGGAAGTCGCTTCGGACAGCGTTTCTTACTGAGTTGGACGCTCCTTGGGTTGATGAAATAGCAAGGCAGGATGATGGAGGTATACCAGCAAATCCTCTTTCATATAATACAGTATATAAGTCAAACGCAAGTAACATTGGCCAGCTATCTGACCAAGAGGTTGAAAAATTAGTGAAATATTACACTTACTCTGAAGACATCGAACAGATGAGATCCTTTGCTATCAATTCCAATTTCCAACGTGGTATGCCTAATATAGATGTGTATCAGGCGGAGCTCGATACAAGCATATCAAATTTGTTTGATGCCCGGCGGGATGCTATCGGAGCAATCAGATCTAAAGATAGATTTGACTGGTACAATCGATTCCCGCTCAGCATCCTGATCTGAGTGATCGGGGTTCAGCGCGTTCAGCCGGCTCTTCTGGAACTGTAAGCTGATTCATACACAACCACGTTCGAGGTCTCAAGCGCCGGCGTCGACGCCGGCGTGACAGAATCTTAACCTACACCAGCAGCGACAGGGCCCGCGCTGTTGGTTAAGCCGTCGGGCCCGCACAACCGATGTTCACGCAACTGTTCAATCGACTCGACTGGATAGACCCGTCCGAACCGATCACCCTAGTCGCCCCGGTCGTCGCGGCGGTCGCGGCGTTGACCCTGACGCATCCGACCGTCGTCTCGCACGTCGGCGACGACGCTCCCTTCTGGCGGACCGTCCGCGGGCTGCTGCCCGGCGTCGACGACGAGGCCCGCGACCGCGGCTTCTATACGAGCTACGCTATCGACGAGAGCGAATACGTCGGCGTGGCGTTCGTCGAGGACCTGGAAGAGCTTGAGGACGCACTCCGCGGACTGAACTTCAGACTGAGCCCGCTGGCAGCGCATAAGGAGACGCCCGACGGGCGTCGCGAGGTCGGATCGTGGGGGCGGTACGGCGGCATCGACATCGACGCGTTCCCCTGGCCGACGTCGGCGCTCGTGCTGATGGCGTACCCGCGCCAGCTTCACGCGACGTTGTTCGAGGGCCGGCCCAAGGACCTGAACTCAAACCGCTGGGATCCCGACCTCCAAGAGGCTGTCGACGCCGGCGACCTAACGCCCGTACTCGTGACTGGTCACTCGGAGAAGTCTCCGTACAACCCGGTCTACGCGTACCGACACCTCCGCGGTGTGGGGTACGACGTCGACGCGGGCGTCGATCAGCTGGCGCAGCTACTCGTCGACGAGACCGACGTCGACTTCGCGCCGTCGAATAGGGCTATCGCGCTCGCCGGCGACGCGGTCTCCGAGTAGACTCCTTCTCGCGGTTGTACTCGCCTGCCGGCGATTCTGGCAGGAGAGTCTCATCGAGTTCGAGAGACGTGTAGTGGCTACGCTAGCGCCGGGTGGTTTTTACCGGAACACGACCCAACTCGTCGCGATGCGCCTGGTAACCACTCGGGACTACTATCATCGAAAGGGATGCGACTCCGACCTGATGACTATGATCGGCCCTAAGGCAGAACGACGGCAAGGATCTCCGAAAAAGCTTGAAGAAGAGGGGTATGACCCCTGCCCAGAGTGCTTCTCTGAGCGGGTAGAAGACTAGTCGCCGGTCACGATCGGCCCACCCTCACGGGCGTCACACCGGGCCGGCGGGAAGTCATCGGCACCCTCGCACGCCGAGTCCATCACGTGGACCCACGCTGCGAGGTCAGCAGTCGCCGGAACTTCATCGATCGTCTTCTCGTCGACGTCGTAGTCGATGGCGTCCGCCTGCGAGAGCGGGAGCAGGTGACACGTCACGAGCGCCGAGTAGACGCGCCGCCACTGCTGGCGGCCGACGTCGTCGACGTCGATCCCGAGCTCGAAGGCAGCGACCCGCTCCGCGAGGTCCGTCACGTGGACCACCGCGTCCGCCTCGTCGACGATCACGAGCGTGCGCCGGCGGCGGACGTTCGAGAGCAGCGACCACGCGTCGTCCGGGGCGAGGCCGATCGCCGGGGGCTCCTCCGTCATCGTACCCTCGTCTGGAGCAGCTGGGAGTGCGTCGCCTCCGGGGAGTTCTCGACGTACCGTTCCGCGGTGCTGGCCTGACTCCAACCGAAGTGCGCCTGGAGCGCCTTCGTCGAGAGCCCGCGGCCAGAGAGGTACGACGCGGCCGTCGCCCGCAGCCCGTGGGGCGTCGTCGTATCGGTGTCGAGCTCCGGTGCGAGTTCGAGCGCCGTATCGAGGCGGCGGTTGATACACGTCTGGCTGTTCATCCACCGGTCGAACCGGTCGGTGTACGTCTCGAGGATGAGCTCGGCACGCGGGCACCAGTCGAAGTAGACGTCTCGGGAGGCGTTCTCTGTCTTCGGCGACCACATCAACTGTTCTGCGTCCGCCGGTTCGAGCTCATTCTCGTCGCGGTACTCCTCGGCGAGCGCGTCCAGGGCGTCGAGGACCTGCTCGCCGTTGTCGATCTCTTCGGCACTCGCCAGCATGTGATCCAGCTGGTCGGAGAGGACGTCGTCGTCTAAGTCGCCGTGGATGTGCCCGAGGTGGGCGGCGGTCAGCTGGTTGCGGACGTGGCCGGGAAGCGCGATCTGGTCGATCAGCTCCTTCCGGAGGACCTCCATCCGCGCCTCACCAAGCGTCATGTCGTGGTACTCCACGCGCTGACGGACGGACTGCCGGCACGAGCCACACAGCCCACCGTCTTTGCCCTGGTCGCATGCGTCGTGCATCGGGATCTCGATACAGCGCTTCCGCCAGTTCACCCAGTCCTCGCGGAAGTGGCAGATCTCTCCCGGGCGCAGGCCGAGTCGCCCGCCGAGGAGCACGATGAACTCCGTCTCGGGGCGGCGGAGGTCGCACTCGATGCGGTGGACCCCCTTCATGAGGTACTCGAACTCGCGCGGATCGAGCTTCAGTTCTTTCGAGTACGTGACCATTACTCGTCCGCCTCCGCTGCGGCGCCGTCGACGACGTCCATCAGCTGCGCGAGCGCGAGGCCGACATCGGTCGGCGCCACCTTCTGGACCCTGCTGTAGTACTCCACGGCGCCGAGGTCGTGGAGCAGCGGCAGGTGCGTCTGCGTGAGCGCCACGTACGTCGCGTGCTGGTCGTCTTCGCCCGGCCCGCCCGCTGGGGAGAAGTCCGCGTCGGACGCGCACACGACGGCCGCCAGCGGGCTCACGGGCGCGTACGTTGTCTCGTCGTCGTCCCGCTCGGCCTGCCGGGCGAGTACGCGGAGCGTCTCCCGGCGCCGCTCGTTCGACAGGATGGTGTAGATCTGCTCGGGCACGAGGTCGACGTCGGCGACAGGGTGGGCGCGACCGCCGTCGGCGATCGGCTGGGCGCCGTCGACGAGGGAGATCGTCACGTGGTAGAGGCCCATCGAGACGATGATCAGGCCGCGCGCTTCGAGCTGCTCGAGGCGAGCCTTCAACGCGTCGCGGGTCGCTCCGGTCGCCTTCGCCAACCGGTCGAGCGAGACCGGCCGGTCGACGTCCTGGAGGTAATCAATCAATGCTACTTCGGTCGGGACCCCACCACTATTATCAGTGCTGGGGCGCGTATCTTCAGGCGCTGTCATTCGGGACGGCAACAGGGTGCGGTGTCTTCAGCACCGGGCCCGTTTCTCAGGGCACCCCTGCGCCTACCAGTTCCTTCTGTACGTTTGTACATAAAGGCTTGGGATTCATAGCACCTCTTTATATAGTCTGTATTCAAACCTCATGTCTAATGCTGTTTGAACTTTACAAATGCTAAATTCTCCCCTAAAGCTTATAGTGATTTGACGAGAAGCCTTGAGCATGCCCACACCCGGCGAATCAGACGCGAAAAAGCGGGTCGAATCACTCCGGAAGCAAATCGCGGGTCCACCAAACGAGCGTGTCGATGGGATCAGCCCCGACGACCGTGAGGTCCTCATCGAGTTCGACAACAACCTCGTCGACGATCGCCTCGACGCCAACCGCTGCGGCTGGAAGCACCACGCCAACGTCCTCACGCACCTCCGCGACTTCGCCGTCCACACCAACGGTCTCGCCGAGTCCCTCGAGGACGGTCGCGACGGTCGCCGCGGGAAAAAGAAGCTGACCTCGTGGATCCATGAGGAGTACGACAACGGCTACACCGTTCAGGCGAAGCTCTCCGCGATCCGCGTGTTCGCGAAGACCGTCCTTGACGTCGACGAGCTCCCGAAGCGCTTCGCCAAGATCGAGCCGGGGAAGCACGTTGTCGAGGACCCCGCCCCGCTCCCTGAGCACGTCATCGAGTACGACGAGCTCTTGGAGATGGTGCGCACCGTCGACCTCGTCCGGGACAAGGCGCTGCTCTCGACGCAGTGGGACACCGGCCCCCGGCCGATGGAAGAGATGTGGCCGCTCCAGAGGAAGCAGCTGACCATCCGCAACGACTGCGTCATCATCACGCTCCCGCGTTCGAACGGGAAGACCGAGCGCCGGGAACTGCTTGTAACCGTGGGGATGCCGTACCTGAAGGAGTGGCTGCGGAACCACCCAGCGTGGGACGACCCAGAGGTTCCGCTCGACCGCGAAACGGACACTATCGACGACATCCCGCCGGAGACGTACATCTGGACGAAACAGAACAAGAACAAATTGCTGTCGTACGGCGGCTTCAGCGAGCGGTTCTCGGTGGCAGGCGAGCGCGCTGGGATAGGGAAAGAGGCGAGCGGCCAGCACTTCCGTCGGTCGTCCGCGTCGATCATGGCGCGGCAGTCGGAGATCGGGGAGCGCGACCTCCGTTACTTCTACGACTGGAGTCTCTTCTCGACAAGCCCCGAGCACTACATCACGTCCCACGGGAACGGCACGCTCGTAAACGTCGGCCTCGCTCGCGGCCACGAGATTGAGCACGTCGAAGACGAGCCCGACGTCTCCCCGTTCCCGTGCGAGCGCTGTCACGAGTGGACGATGCGGGGCATCGACCAGTGCGTCAACTGCGGCTACAACGTCGACACCGAGCAGGAGACCCTCGACCGCGTCAACAGGCCGATCGAGAACCCGTACGCCGACGACATGGGCCTCCACGAGAAGGTGATCAAAGGTCACGTCACCGCCGGCGACCTGGAGTCCGTCGAGAAGGTGAGCTCGGACATCCGGTCGATGGGCGAGAAGTTCTTCGACCAGCTGACCGAGTTAAAGCGACACGCGAAGGCGGTCCAGGATCGGAACCAGAGCAACGCGACAGGACTCGCGGGGTTCTTCGGGATGCTCGCCGGCGTCGGCCTCGAGGCGAGCCAGCGAACCGCGGCCGCGTGGGCGACGGCGAAGCACAAGGCGCTCGCACTCGACCCGCAGATGGAGCACTACCCGCCGAGTCCGCAGCGGGCGACAGCGATCGGCGCCGGACTCGGGATCTACCTGCTGGCCGTGTCAGCGTACATGAGCCACATGGGGATGATCGAGCCGCTGCTCGCTGGGGAGGCGACGTCGCAGCTGGGGCTCGTGCTCGGGCTCGGGCTGGGGTTCGCGATGGTCACCCAGGCGCTCCCCACGCTCGACGAGGTCGAACCTTAACCAACGCTGGGTCGGTCTCGGGGTCGCTGTTGGTTAAGACCGCCTCGACGTCGGCGGAGTAGGCCCAGTACTCAGCATAGTGGTTTTAATCTCGGATTCTGACACCACTACCCACCGGAAACGCGGTGTCCGCCGCTTTCACACCCGTGACGACGCCGTCTTCCCGCCTCGAATCAGGGGGTCAGACCCGGTAAGATACACATCGATAACGGGGTGTTTCGGGCACACAGCACGTTTCGTCTGTTCGTATAGTGTATGTCACGATACGAAATTGCTGGTCGCTCTTCTCACCAGGTGAACGGTGGAAAGCGTCTCTCGTGAGAGTTAGACGTCGGCTAAGCGCATCTCAACAGGGCGAGGAAAGGACGCTACTCCTCACCCGCATCGGCTTCTAAGTCTTCAATGCGTTCTTGGAGTTCTTGGGCCCCCATCTCTTCAATGCGTTCCATGCCCAGCGCGACGAGCAGCGGGTAGTAGTACCGTGTCTTCTGTAGCGACCGACCGAATTCCTCCTCGAACTCCAGATCGGCGTGCTTGTACGTGGTTGTGAGCTGTCGGTCGAGGAACTCCGGGAGATAGACGCTCGTTGCGCTCCATGATTCCTTGACGTTCTTTGCGCGCATGGAGTTCCTCTCGTTCTTTGCGTTCTTTGAAGTCTTTTCGGGAGTGGAACGCTTTGACTTCTCTGACTGCGTGGAATCAGTCGCGTCTCGCTCACCCGTCCCGTCGGTGTTCTCTTCTTCCTGGTCGACAGCTGGGTCATCAAATCGGCTACGCATTCGCTCGCGCATTTTCTCCTTCTGGTCGTCGTCAGTCATCGGCGACCTCCACGAGCGTCGCAGCGACGTCCTCGTACACCGCCCGCATGTCGCACTCCTCGGCGTCGGCGCTGAACAGCGACCCGCCGTTGTTCAGGGTGCGCTTGATCGCGGCGCGCTTCCGGATCTCGAACACGGGACACCGCCCCTCGAACGTCTCGCCGAACCAGTCGATCGCCTCGCGTTGCTCGTTATCGAGCGGATAGTTCACGTTCGAGATGAGCACCGCCTGCTCTCGCAGCTGGACGTCGTAGTCGCGTTCGAGTGACTCGATCTGGTTAAGCAGGTGTTCGAGCGCAAGCATCGACGACTCCGCGGCCTCGACCGGGATGAGGAGGTTCCGGCACGCGAGGAGGACGTTGTCGTTGATCGGCCCAAGCGACGGCGGGGCGTCGACGAACACGTAGTCGTAGCCACCGAGATCGTCGAAGACGTCCTCGAGGCGCTGGCGCGGCCGGCGGCCGCTCGCGATGAGGTTCTGCTCCAGCTTGAACATGTCCACGTTCGACGGGAGGACGTCGAACTCCGCGTGTTCGAGGATGACGTCGCCGGCGTCGTGCTCGTGTGGGCTGTTGAACAGCGAGTACAGCGACGGCGGGTCCGCAGCGTACGCGTCGCGGAAGCCGAGTGTGTTCGTCAGATACCCCTGCGGATCGGCGTCGACGGCGAGCACATCGTGCCCCCGGTCGGCGAGCGCGCCGGCGAGGTTGATCGTGTTCGTGGTCTTAGCAACACCCCCCTTCTGATTCGCGACAGCGAATGACTTCATGGAACGATTTGCGTTCAAAGCACGCAAAGATAAAAGCACGTCAGACGCTCACACTCCAGTCGAAGAAGAGGGGGTTACGCGAAGTCGCCGAGGGCGCCCTGTCCGTCCTGCCGCGTCGTGTCCTGGCCGCGTCGGACCTCCTGGCACTCCGGGCAGAGGAAGTCGCCGGCGATCGTCGTGTGATCGGTCGCCGTCCCGCAGCGCTCGCAGTGGCCGTCGGCGCAGCTCGTACACAACGTCTCACCGTCGACATCGACGAGGACGGCACCGTTTGAGGCGACACCGCAGTCGGCGCACTCAGGCATCGCTGGGCATCTCTCGGCTCAGAACCTTGTCGGGAGCCATCTCTCTGACAATCAGCCCCGAGATCGGATCGCTGTCGACACATTCGTCACAGTACGACGGGACAGTGAGTGTCGCCCTGTCGGGCTTGGCGTCGATCCCGACTGAGACGACGGTCGTGAACGTCTCGCCACACTCGGTACACTCCGAGCGGACAGACACCTCCGAGAGCGTGTCGTGAAGCAGGTCGGAACGCGGATGCTGGGCGAGGTAGTGCTCGAGCGCGTCGACCACGCCAGCGACCCGCTCCCCGCACACGCCGCATCGGTCAGTTACTCCGGATTGATCACGACCACCGTCCGTGATTAGCTTCGTTTGCGCCCCTCCTGACTGCGGCAACACGCCGCGGCGTTCTGCGGACTCGCCGAGTTGCTCAAGGCCACGAAGTAGCGAGAGGTTCCGCGCAACGGCAGCCTCGAAGTACTCGACAAAACCGAAGTCGCCGTCGTATGGCATCCGAAACTCAGTCCACCTCGCGGCGTAGAGGGCTCTATCGAACGCGAACCGCTCAAGTTCCCCGTCGATCTCATCGGCGTCTTTCACGCGGACTCACCTCGCGGTTCACAGGAGTGAATCCAGTGCCACACCGGCGACGGGACGCGGTCCTCGCCCTCGTTGACTGTCCCGGAGAGGACCTGAACGAAGTGGCGTTCGTGGGGCGGCAGTTCGGCGACACGCTCTGTTTCTACGCCCTCGCGGATCATGCCGTGGACTATCGCCCGCAGCTCGTCGGTCGGTTCGATAGCGCCGTAGTCGCTGCCCGGTTCCGGGTCGAGCCACATTCCCTGCCCGTCCGGAGGGCGCTCGTAGAGCGACATCCCACCGTCTCCGGTCTGAAGCCAGAAGCTAAACCGTGGATCCTCGGGATCGTCGTCGTAGACGTAGAACACGAACTCGTCCTTGGACTGCGAGACTTCTTCGCCTCCCTGATCAGATCTGCTCAAGCCGTTTCACCTCCCGTTTGACCTCCTCCGGCGGCTCCTCGAACACGACACCGTCATCCTCGATGAACTCGCGGGCGAGCGGCGTCGGGATCTCCTCGCCGTCGGCGACGCCGTTCGAGTGGAGCGTCGTACAGAGGATGTGACCGATGCTGCCCTCCCAGACGACACTCAGCCACTTGTCATCGCCGTCGTCGTCGACGCGGGCGTACCCTTCATCTGAGATCTTGTTCAGCTGCTCCGCGAACTGGTCGCCGTCCTCAGTCGTCGATGGCATCGATCTCCTCCAGCGTTGTCGCATTGTCGTGGAGTTCGAGCACGCGGTCCTTCGCGTCGGCCGCCTTCGACGCGCACTTGTTGTGCTCGCCTCTCGCTGCGGCCTGCGTCGCATCGGCGAGGTCGCGGTAGACTTCCTCGAAGCCGTCCTCGTCGATCACGATCGGGTTAGCCATCGTTGATCACCTCACACGCCGCGCGGACATGCCGACGGAGGGCGTCGACGTCCTGCTCTTCGATCGCCTCGCCGGCAGCGCGGACGTGCCGCTTCAGCTGCTCGACGTCATCCTCCTGGTCGACGTCATCGCGAGGATCGTCGATGAGCTCGTAGAGGCCGGTCGCTTCGTGGACGTACCGGATGTGACCCCCTGCGAGAAGCTGATTCAGCTGGCTATGTACTGTCTGCCGAGCGAGATTCGTTTCTTCGACTATGTGCCCGGGCGTTGCTCGCCCCGCGTGTAAAACGCCAAGCACGCTCTCAGTTGACTCTGTGACCTTGACGGCCATCTCTTGCTGGTTCATGCGTTTCCACGGGTCTTAGTACCTGTCCAATACAGTTAGTCTTTACTACTATTTTGGACTATAACACCTTACAAGTAGTAAGATTGAAGTACCCAAGGCTTGTACTGTAGGGTAAGCACGGGACGTGGCCGCAGAAGTGGCCCGGGGCGTCCAAGCGCCCCTGACCGTGCTGGAAACCAGCAATGTCAACCGACACAACCCAGCCGCAAAACGGTAGCGCTCCGGACTTCCACGACCTGGAAGGCCCGCGGGCGATCTCGGAGGCAGCGATCAGCCAGATGAACCAGCCCGACGTCGACCCGGACGACGACGAGGTCCGCTGCTACGCCGTCGCTCGCGTCAACGGCGTCATCAACTACAACGACGACGACCTTGGCTTCGCCACCGGCGCAACCATCCTCTACATGGGTGCGGACGCGCAGGTCGCGTTCGAGCGCCGGTACTACGTCGACGAGGGCGAATGGGACGACATCGACGCGGTCGACACGGCCGCCGTCGACGCCCATCCCGAGCCGACCGTCGCGATGGTCTCGCGCTTCGGCGACGTCCTCCAGCGGCACCGCGGGGTGAGCGCGTGATGCGCGACCTCAACCGCACCGCGAAGAAAGAGCTCTCGCATCACGAGGAGACGTTCGTCGAGGCGTTCGACACGCTGCTCGCCGACGTCATTCACGACCGGTTTCAGGAAGACGAGCAGCTTCGGCAGCTGGCCGCGGCGTACGGCGCCACCCACACGGCGTGTACGCAGCGGGAAGACGAGTACGACTACGATGACGCCGCGAGCAACCTCGACGAGGCGACGGGTCACATCAAGTACGCCATCGAGCAGCGCAAGTACGAACGCCTCGCCGAGATCTGCGAGCTCGTCGCGACGGACGCCGGCGAGTGGACCGACGTCCACGACGAGGACGACCTCCGCTCGGCCGTGTGGGAGGCCCGGCAGTGGCTCGCACGGAATACGAACCCAGCCGAACGCGCCGGTGTCGACTACGGCAGCACACTACCTGATGTCGACGACCTGTTCGCAGGTGAGGAGGTGGCTGCCGATGTCTGAACAGGGCGCCATCGACGCGGACTTCGACGACGCGGAGCTCCCGTACGAGGAGCGCGTCGCGAACGCGCTCGCGAACGTCCGGACCGAGCCCGTCCCGGGCAGCCTCGCGATTGACATCGTCTCACGCCAGCTGCTGTTCGTCCGTCGCGACGTCGCCGACACGCTTGGCGAGTACCACGCCGAGGAAGACTTCGACCTCGCGACGTACGGGCCGCATCCGTGGCTGCCCGTCCACGCGAGCGACACCGTCTTCGAGTGCTACTACCTGAGCGACCTCTCGATGGACGGCCTCGACGACCTCGGCGACTTGACGTCGTACGACTTCCCGCGTGGCCGGCTCGCGACAGTCCCGGTTGAGCAGGCATGGACTGAGGGAGGTATCGGCGATGTCTGAGGCAGCCCGGGCGCCGGCCGGCAACTTCGGGAAGCGTGCGGCCAAGGCGCTCACCGAGTCGATGACCGTCCTCGACGACTCGCTCGACCACGACCTCCGCGACGAAGAGTTCCTGGTCGTGACAGCGACCGGCACCTACCGCGTCGACGCGATCGCCGACTCCTGCGACTGTCCGGACGCGCTCCATCGGGCGCCCGACAAGGGCTGTAAGCACCGGCTCCGCGTGGCGCTAGCCCGCGGCGAGCGACCGATCCCCGGCTGGGTCGACCGCTCGGCGATCGACGAGCAGCTAGGCCAGCACCTGGCGGCGAGTCCGCTCATCGCGACCGCCGACGGCAGTACGGAGGTGTTCGAACAGTGACGGATGACGAGATGGGCCACACGTCAGCGGTCAACGAGCAGCTGCGGCAGGCCGAAGAGAACGACACGATCCCAGAGTCGAGCGCCGACCGGAGTTCGATTCGGCTGGTCGTCGACGGTGAGGCGCTCGACCCGAACAATCCGATCGACTACCTCGTGATGCTGCTGCTTGAGGGCAAGCGCTACGACGGCAACTGGGACGGCGACGAGACTGAGGTCACGCGCTGGGCGATCGCGCAGTGGTGCCAGGAGACTGGGTGGGCCCCGGACCTGACCGACTACGACGCCGGCGAGCAGGTCGAGCGCGGCGACGAGATCGCGTGCTGTGACGCCGCGTTCTACGGCGCCGTCGACGACGTCCAGGAGGACGAGGATGTCGAGTGACGAGTCTCGCGGCGGTGCGGAAGCGGACAGAGAGAAGATCGCACACCTCCGGCGCAACGGGGCGCCGCGTGGCGGTGCTGACCTCACGGACGCGATGGACGCCGAATCAGAGCCTGGGGCGACAACGCCCGGGACGGTCCCAGGAGCGACCCGGGAGCGCGTCCTCAGTACGAGCGAGTTCGAGCGCCTGCTCATCGGTGCGTCTCGCACCCCAACAACGCAGGGCTCGCCGAACGCCGACCTCGAGGCGAGAGCGGGAATTCTCATCGCTGGCCGGCTCGGACTGCGTCGTGGCGAACTCGCGCATCTCGATGCGTCCTGGGTCAACACCGACACGCAGATGCTTCACATCCCCGCCCACGATCCGTGCGACAGCGGCCGGAACGGCGGGCTGTGCGGGTACTGTCGGCAGGCAGTGAACCAGATGGAAGACAACAGAGACGATCCGGACCGCGACGAACTCGCGTCGCAGTACTGGCGGCCGAAGACCGAGGCGTCGGTTCGGTCGATCCCGTACGCGTCGATCTCTTCGCGCGTGACCTTCGCTGTCGAGTGGCTGATCGACGAAGACGGCGGGTGGAACTACTCGTCGTCAACGTTGAAACGGCGCGTCGAAGAGGCGGCTGAACACGCACCCGGCCTCACGACGAACGTCACGCTCCACGGGCTGCGAGGGACGGCCGCCACGTACCACGCTGGGAACGGCGTCGACTGGCAGGCGTTGAAGACGATGATGGGCTGGCGTGAGAACGACACGCCGAAGCAGTACCTCGCGATCGATGGTGCGATGACGAAGAAGGCGCTCCGGGAGGTGTACAGCTGATGCCTGAACCCCTCCCAACGATCGAGTACGTCGGTGAAGACGGCGTTCGTCGTGAGCTCGACTTCGAGCGAGCACCCCACGCGCCGTGGCAGGCGCTCCTCGTCGAGAGCGAGGAGACCGACGGCGAGATGCGCCACGTCGGGACCGAGCAGCTGTCCGAGCTTCGGATCGACGGCGAGGCGCGGGCTGCGGTCTCGCTCGTCGAGACGCTGGAGGGGCCGTAGATGCGGTCGTTCAGCTCGCCTCAGACGCACTTCCGCATCGTTCCCTCGGACTCGCCGATCACCGTCGACGGCTACGCGAAAGGCGAGCCCAAGCTCCTCGAGTGTGACGAGTGTAGCGCGCAGGTGCTTATCGACGGGCCCGAAGAGCACCAGACGACGATCGACAACTTGCCGCACGACCGCGATTGCCCGCAGCGCGGAGTGGCGAGTCGGTACTACGAAGACCGGTTCGTGCGGTAGGACGACGCAGTTTTTCTTTTCGTTAACCAACACTGCCGAGCTTCGGCTGTCGATGTTGGTTAAGCTGCCGAAACATCCCGCCGAACGCTGGCTGAGCAGAAGGCATATTGCCAGATTAGAACTGTCTGAGTGTAATTATACGGGCTTTCCGCGTTTCTACATAAGAGCGAGACGCCCCTGACGACCACTTTTAGTTCCACTCCGGACAAGAACTCGCATTATATACATCGCGCGTCTCGGTGGCAATCGCATGTCGACGCATCGTCACGCGCCGCCGGACCCACCCTCCACGACGATCGACGCCGACGAGATCGTGTCGATCGACCGCTCCCAGACGCCCGACCGGTGGCGCTACACCTGTCCATACGGGCATACTGATTGGGATCGCACGAACTGTCACGCGTGGTGTCCAACGTGTCGGCAGATGAACGAGTCTGGGCTCGACGTTGACCCCGAGCACTACCAGATTCTGGATAAGAAACGCGAGGTGATGATCCCGTGGGAGCAACTGGAGCTGAAGTGACCCCGGAAGTGAGGCCCCGGTTGAAGTCGGTAGCGCGTCGACGTCGCGGTGTGGCCTCGACGAGCTCGGCGCCGACCCCCTCCGAAATTCACCCCCGTTTAAACACGGATCAGCGACGACTGCGAGACGGGATGTCAGCTACTCGCCGCCGCCTGCTTCGGATTTCCCTCACTGGCCTCGGCCTCAAGCTTCATCCGGATCGCATCTTCGACCCACTCGCTGCGGTTATCTCCGTAAGTGAGCTCGTCGTGGAGCTCTTCCAAGAGATCCTCGTCGACAGAGATGCTGATTTTCTCTTTCATAGTCATACAAAATTATGGTGTGAACTTAATACCTACTCCAAGGCGAAGTAGTATCGTATGACAGCCGGAAGTATTATAGTAATACCATCGCAATTACGAGACAGATGGCTAAGAGGACTGTACACATCCCCGACGAACTCGACCAAGAGGTCACCGACTTCGGGAGCACTGATGACTCCTACAGCGGCATCGTTCAGGATGCTTTGCGGGAGTATCTAGACAACCACTCGGGCGAGAACCGAGAGACAGCGCGCGCCAACTAATCGCTCTCTGCGCGACCGGCTACGGGTTCCAATCGAGCCCGGTCACGCAGGCGGCGATCTCCTGACGCCCCACAAACATGGAAGACACCAGGACACCGCAACACGACGGTTCGGACCAGTATAGTAAAAAGGCGGCTACAAGCGGTAAGCCGACCCTAACAAGCGACGACGACCACGTCCCGGCGCCGGCGCCACACGTTGGCGGCGACCCGCCACGGGCGTTCCAGACGTTCACCCGCTTTCTGATCGATGCCGGCGGCGAGCAGTGGGCGTCGGCAAAGCATCCGGTCGACGTCCAGGAGGTTCGGTGATGCAACTCGACAAGCAGCTGACCGGGAACAGCGGCATCATGGCCGTCGCCGGACTGGCCATCATCGACGAGTACAACGAGGACGTTCCGAGCAGTCTCAACACAGCGAGGGCCATCCAAGACTGGGCGGATGAGCTCCAAGACGTCGAGGGCCGGGTCGAAGTGTCGATCCAGAACCTCGAAAAGACTGAGTCGGGAGACACGGAGAAGGCGCTCGTCGCCCGGGCAGTTGACACCGACGTCGCGTGCGTGCTGGCCCCGGTCGTGCCCGAAGATGACGGAGGTGTCATCTGATGCCGACGCAGGTCGAAACGCTCCAGGAGTACGCCGACCGGATGCAAGAGCTCGCCGACGAGTGGGAGGGAGAAAAGCCGGCGATCGTCGTCGGCGAGGTGAACGGGACGCTCGACGTCAGCGAGAAGGACGGCTACACCCAGCACGGCTCTGTCGGGTTCGCCAACGAGATCTTCGACGGCAACGGTGTGTTCGAGCTCGGTCAGAAAGTTGACCGGCGGTTCTACGGGACTGTGTTGCTCCGCCGGGAGCACCTCACCGAGGAGGCGCAGGAGCAGCTGGAGCACGATGGGGGTGAGAGCTGATGTCCTTCGACGCGATTGTCAGCAGCGACCCCGTCGACCAACTCGTCGATTCGGTCGGCGCGCTCGTCGACGAGTTTCGGCTACACCTCTCCGAAGAGCAGATCCGCGTCGTTGCGGTGGATCCTGCGAACGTCGCGATGGCCGACGTCACGCTCGAGGCTGGAGCCTTCGAGTCGTTCGAAGCGACCGACGGGATGCTGGGCATCCCGCTGTCGAAGACCGGCGCCCTCGGAGACGTCGTCGGGATCGCCACCGACGGCGACCTCATCTGGTTCGAGTTAGACGAGCAGACGCGGAAGCTCTCGGTCGAGATCGACACGCACGAGGTGGAGCTCGCGCTCATCGACCCGTCGTCGATCCGGCAGGACCCGGACATCCCGGACATGCAGTTGCCCGGATACGTGGCCCTCGATGCGGCCGACCTCAAGAAGTCCGTGAAGATCGCCGACAAGTACGCTGACCACATTCGCGTCGCTGGTGACGAGGACGAGCAACTGTTCCGGATCGTCGCCGAGGGCGACACCGACACGTACAGCTGTGAGTTCGACGCCGACGACCGCGTCACGTCTGACCGCATCCCGGACGCGTCGAGCCTGTTGTCGGCGGACTACCTGAAGGATGTCGCGAAGGCGATCCCATCGGGCGCAGAAGTTCACCTCTACTGGGGCAACGAGTTCCCCGTCCGCCTGGAGTACGAGTTCGCCGACGGTCTCGGTGCTGTCGAGACAGTCGTCAGCCCGCGCATCGCGACTGACGGAGGTGGTGCCTGATGGCGTCCGGAGAGAGCAAGCAGTTCGACACGGTAACGTTCGATACAGATCAGTTTGGCGAGGTCAAACAGGCGCTTGAAGAGTTCATTCAGCGCCTCGACGCAGATGGGATGTACGCAGACCAGGCTGAAACCTCGCGAAGCCACATGTTGGACAGCGCAGAGATCAGTCTGTCTGTCGGCAGCTACGAGGCGAGCAGCGATCTCTACCATGCGCTCCGGTACTACGACGAGCGACATGGAACCGATCTCAGCTCCAATCTACCAGAATCAGTAGTTCAGGAGTTGGGAGATGGCCCACTTCGGCAGTGTGCCTGTGGGTCTTGGTCGGGGTACTCAGTCGAGACATGTCGGGATTGTGGTAACGAGTTCGAGGAGGTGTGGTGACGATGTCGAGTGTCGACATCTCCGAACTCCCCGCGGACGACCGCGTCTCACTGACTGAGGCGGTCTACGACGCGATCGAGACGGTAGCCAACGAGGATGGTAACGCACCTGTCGCCGACGTCATCGACCTCGCGCGCAAGGACATCCCACAGACTGCGCGGGATGTTCATGACCGGCTTGAACGGCTTAACCGACACGGGGAAGTCTACAAGTTCGAGCCAGATTCAGACGGCCAGCGCGTTGCGATTACTGACCCCGGAGGTCGACGATGATCGCTGGAGGAGAGGTCGCTCAGGAGGTGAACCCAGATGGCGCGTGAGTGCGGCGTCTGTGGCGAGGTCTCTGACTGCGTCTGGAAGTGCGACCACTGCGGAAAGCCGTTTCACGGAGACAGCGATGCCGCGCCAGGACGGGCGCAGGAGGGCCGCTAGATGAGTATCACGTCAGCCATGTCAGGACCGATCGACCGCGACGACCTGGAAGCACTGCCGCCCGCTCCGACCTCAGTGTACCGAGAACTCTCGGAGCATGACGAAGGAGAGATGACGACGTCGGAGCTCGTCGAGAAGACGATACTGAAGACCACAACAGTCCGTCACGCCGTCGAGCGGCTCCGGTCAGAGGGGCTCGTCGAGACGCGCTGGGGGTCGGAAGACGCTCGCGAACGTGTCCACCGTCTCGCTGATGGAGGTGACAATGTCGAGTGATACCTCGGCCCGGGAGGAGTTCCGTGCTGTGCTCCGCCGGCACGAGGCCGACCTCGACGCGGAGGACCTTCGCGACATCGCGGCGGACCTCGAGGAGACCGCCGACAACTGGGAGGGGATCGCCCTATGAGCGAGAGTGACGGAGACGGCGAAGAAGTGGAGTGTCCGCACCCAGACTGCGAGTCGGAGCCGTTCGGGAGCGAGCGGGCGATGAAGATCCACCACTCGCGGGTCCACGGCGAGAGCCTCATCGAGATGCGCGAGTGTCAGCGCTGCGGTGAGGAGTTCCGGCCTCGCCACGACTCTGACGAAGGGAAGTTCTGCTCGCGAGAGTGTCAGAGCAAGAGCGCCCGGAAGCGTGTTGAAAAGGAGTGTCAGCACTGTGGCGAGATGTTCAGCGCCGTGGCGTCTGAGGCGAAAGGGCGGAAGTACTGCTCGCAGAAGTGTGGGTATCAGTCACAGACAAAGCGGATCACGAAGACCTGCCCGTGTGGGATCACCTTCGAGACGCTGGAGAGCAAGGACCGAGAAGCTTGCTCGTGGGCCTGCCGCAGTGAGTTAGAGACCGACCGGCCGCGGCCGGATGACGTCGACATGCTGCTCTGGCTGTTGTACGTCTACGAAGACAACAACATGGACCAGACGCATCGTCGGGCGAACATCTGCCTTGAGGAAGACGATCGTGTCAGCCGCTCTGAGGTGAGTGACCGCCTGTTTGAGTTGGGCGTTCACCACAATCAGGGTGTCTTGCTGGCCCGGAAGGCCGGCGAATCGGAGTCGGTAGATGTGCCCGACGGCGACGACTCCTACAAGAAGTACCAGCGGGGTGAGGCCGATGTCTGAGGACGGCATTGGGGGTGACCCCCAACGATGATGGCCTCAACAAGCGGCGGTGCGGGGGCACCTCCCGAGTCGATGCCCGTGACCATCCGCGAGGCCGACGGTGAGCCTGACGCGTGGTACCTACAGCGGCAGTGGCACCACTGGTTCGGCGCCGAGTACGACTCGCAGCTCGCCTTACAGTACGACCTGTTTGGGATCGCAGGGTGGTCACTTCCCGACGACGCCGAGAACGCGTCACTTGACTCGTTCGGCGTCATCGCCGAACACTCACCAGCTGGTGCGGAGCCGGTCCGCGTCGGCGGTGGGCTCGTGCTGCTCCTCGATCAGGAGACGACGACTGAAGAGCTCCCGGATGGCCGGTTCGACGCTACGGCGCTTGCCGGCGACCCGACGGCGTGGTTTTGTCTCGCCGTCGTCGACGGCGCGTGGCGAGGGCGGGGTATCGGCTCGTTGCTGTTCGACCGGCGCCTACAGTGGGCCCGGAGGACTGACGCCGAGATCGCGATCGCCTGCGGATGGGAACGCGAGTCGGGGGCGACGAGTCGGCCGCTCTTCGAGAGTCGCGGCTGGGTGCCGGTACAGACGATCACCGAGATGTACGCCGATACGGGGCGAGACTCGTGTCCGGACTGTGGAGTCTGGCCGAGCGACGACGACACGTGCCAGTGTAACGCGACAGTGTGGGCACTCGACCTACCCGATGGAGGTGAAGACGATGTCTGAGGCTGGCCTCCCCGACTCCCTCGAGGAGTTCGTCGACGTCGCCGAGGAGAAGGACCGGCTCGCCTGCGACACCTGTGGCGAGCTCGTCGAGCGGGGCTACCTCCAGGACGGCGAGTGTGTCGGGTGTCGAAACGGGCCGGGGACGCACGCGCCTCGCTACGGGGTGACCGATGACTGACCAGCCGTCGACACTTGACGAGCTCCACGAGCGCCCGTGGAGCGATATCGAGGGCGCCCACGTCCGCGTCGAGATTGTCGTGATGGTCGTGTTCGCCTGGGGCCTGGCAGCAGGGTACTTCCTCGCTGGGGTGGCCGCATGACGTCCGTCAGACTCGTCGCGACTCGCCGCAGTCGGGGTTTTAAGAGGACCGCCCGCAAGACGTTACAGTACAGACTAGACGACGCAATCCACACCGCAGAAGGCGCCCACGCGACCTGGTTCCTGCCAGGGTCGGGCCGCGTGGGTGATCGTACTTCCTTCTGCGCACGGCCGGACTATAAGCCTACCGCCACAGAGAGCGGTGCGTCTACCCAGTCCGCGTGCGACCCCTGTCGAGGTCGGTGCTCATCGACACCGAGGAGCTGCTAAACCATGTCCGCTAACACAGACGAACCGACGGCAGACGGACCGAGCACTGACCACGATCGCGTCGCCCAGCTGGAGCAGCGGCTTGAGGGCGCGCTCGATCGCATCGACGACTTGGAGGCGACGGTCGCCGACCAGGAGGAGACCATCGACGAGCAGGCCGACCGCATCGAGGAGTTGGAGCGCGACCTTGAGAACCACATCACGCCACGGCTGGAGGGCATGTCGGGACAGCTATCCACTGTTCGCGAGTTGCTCGCTTCGGACGGCGTACTCGGCGTTGACGAATACGAGGAGTTCGTCGAGGACAACGGCGGCGTACTCGACCAGTTCATCGAGCCTAACACCGGGGTGTTAGGCAACATCCACGACGAGATTGCTGAGGAGCGTGACAAGCGTGGTCAGGAGATCGCGATGGTCCGCCGGCGCATCGGCGCGGTCGCCGACGAGGCCGACGTCGAGGTCGACAACGCCGACCTGATGGGCGACGACAAGATACGGCGTGCCATCCGTGACGGCGCTGACGCCGTCGAGAACTCGGTCTACTCCAGTCACCGGCGCGCAGTCGAGCTGCTCCGGAACATCAACGACGTCGGGTCCCGGACGACGGACAAGATGGGTCCGCGGTTCACGGTCGACACGCCGTCGGCGAAGCAGTTCTTCCGGACGCGGAACGACGAGAAGCTGAAGTCGAGCCAGATCAAGCGCGTCTTCGAGAAGATCGAGCAGTGGGGCGATGACTCTCCACGCCAGGTGGACGCGAAGTTCGGCGGATCGACGAACAAGCTCGTCATCTACCTTGAGACGGAGGATCCCCGCCGATGACCTGTCATGAACCCTACCTAACACCTGTTGTGAGGCAGGAAAACAGCGAGGGGTGTGAGCCGAAGGTGGCAGAGACCGCGGTGACGCCGTTCCTCACCACGAAACCCCCGCCCGAACCCAAACCACAGTTTCACACTACACCAACCGCAGTTGTGTAAAGGTGTTAGCTAGCTGCGGGTGTGTCTGCGAAAGCGGGAGCGAGCGGGAGCAACTCGAACGTTCTCACGGTTGATCTGCCTCACAACAGGTGTTAGGCAGACGGTCGGACTGTGGTCTCCGTGACATGGCCGACGTGGTTCTCCGAGTGAATTCGTGAATTCATTTACTGGGAAATAATCCGACTATCTCCCCCGACTAAGTACCTGCCACGACGAGTACAGACAACTCCAACCACGGTTCATGACCACCCGAGAGTGGGGCCGTGGGGGAGACTCCGCCCAGCGCGGAGAGTTCTGCCATGACCGAGTTTCAAGAGCACGTGCTGAACGACGGCCACGTCTGTATGAACTGCTTCGGTCGGATCCGTCGC